CTTGGGCATCAGCCTTGTGACGGCTTTTGCGACGGGGTTTCGTGCTTTAGTAGTGTGTTTTCGCTTAGCAGATGCTTTATTAACGGCCACGCTTTACCATCCTCGATCTCCTTCAATGTCATCTGGAGACTACTCATAGTTCCAAACAACCGCTCCCTGTCAAGATGTTGTGTTTCGGATAATTTGTCAAGGCCTATGTTGCGGTACATCGCCCCCACCATGCTATGGGTAGGGTCACTCACGCACGGGATGCCTGCTGCAATCGCCTGCCAGCCAAGGCTTGAGTTGAAGGTAACTACATAATTGTAGTCGTTGAAATCGAGTATGGATGGGTCGCCTTTGTGACGGATGACATGGTTTGGCGGACACAGCATTATACGCCTAGTGCCAAAAAAATTCTGCACCGCTTTAGTCGGCGGCACAACCAACACGGGCTTGCTATGGTCAAAACCGCGCCAAGGCTTGAGTTCTACGTTGTGCGCAGAGGGAGCAGGCCAATTTCCGGTTTGCTGGGTTCCACGATAGGAGATGCGGTAGGTTCCATCGAAGTGGGATGCGCCGAAGTAGCCACGGTCGATGTGTAGCCAAGGTTTCCCAAGTCGGTCACATTCCCTAAAAACGTCTGCCGTACCCCTGAGAATCCCATAGGCAATGTGTGTGTCAAAATGTGATACCTGCAATTCTGTTGAGGGCGGCGTCCGGATTACCAAGCCGTACTGGTCGAAAGCCTGCGCCACCCTGTCGGCTATCTCATGCCCGGTTTTCCAGACGGCGAGTTTCACGATTTCTGCACAGTCCCCGGCGTATTAAACGTACTCCCGTCATTCCACCATTCGTGGCAGTACCGCTCAGATGCGTACGGGTAGTAGGCGCAGTCGGATGTGTCCTTGTATTCCTGCCATGAGCAGGCGGATAGTAACAGTAATAACAGAATCGCTCTCATTTACGCCTCCTCGGTGCTTTTTTGACGCGATACGGGTCAACCTGCTCCAAGCCGACTTCCCTGCGCCTTCTAAAAAACTCGCTCCTGTTCTTTCTATCACCCAAGGTTTCCAAGGTCAAGGATTTCCCCAATACGCGGGGGAGCAGCTCTAAACTTGTTGACGCGTGGCTCGACCAGTCGTGAACCGGGTCTTTGGAAAACCTCTGCATATCCTCGTCGTATTCGTAGTGGTAACTCATCAGCGCATCCACGCCCTGTGCGCACACTTCGGAGTTGAACCACAGCTTCGGCAGCAAAGCACGCAGCGCAGTGTTGCGGTTTAAGTGCGTTGTTTCCGGTATCACCGTCATGGTCACGCCCTGTGCCTTTGCCTGCTCCACCACCGACTTGCCGCCAGCCTCCATCAGCTTTTTGGTCGCGTCCTGCGGTACGTAGTGGCCGCCGTAGGTGTACTGTGCGCGGTGGGTGAGAACTTCGCTACCCTCTACCTTTCCGCGCAGCATATCCGTGTAAAACTCAACCCCCTCCGCGTTGTCCTCGTAGTAGTCGATCATCAGCACTTCGCCCGGCGCGACTTGGTAAAACCACACCACCACCGCATCGCCGTAGCCCAAGTCCCAGAGGGTGTACACCGGATAGCCGGGATCCCACTTCACGTTCGGCGTCAGGTGCCCCCTAGCATGCAACCCAGCCATCTGCTTCGCATACACCGCACCTGAGTACCGCGTGTCCGGCTCACCCTCCCATACATGGTCGTAAGCCTCCTTGTCGTGCAACTGCATATCCAACCGCTCGATATCCAGCACTTCAGGAAAGAACGGGTTGTCCCGCCAGCTTACCTTGCGCACAATCGCGTTCTCCGGCTTGCGTATGACGAACATCATGTACGTCGCGTCCGTCACGTTCTTGGTATTAAACGTCACCCAGATTTCCGAACCTTCTTTCCGTACCGTCGGTTTCAGGACTTCCCAACTGCGCGACGATACGTTCTCCGCCTCCTCCACCCAGCAGATGTCTATGCCTTCCGTGGATTTGATCTCGCGGTAGTTATGCTTCAGTCCCTTGAACAAGAATTGTGTACCATTTACTCCGGTAATCGCTTTCTGCGTTATCGAATAGAACCCGTCAATGTTGAGTTCTTCTATCCTGTCCGAGAGCAACCTGTGAACCGAGTCCGCTATGGATATCTGCAACTCACGCGCACACAGGATGCGCAACGGTTTCTGCATGCCAAGCATTAATAGCGCATCGGCTACCGCCCACGATTTGCCACCGCCCCGGCCACCGTACGCGACTTTGTACCGCTTAGGCTCAAAGAGAAAGCTATACGCATCGGGGATTTGCAGGTTGAGGTCTAGGTGCATGGGTTATAGTAGCATGGTTGGAAAAATAAAAAAAATTCCGCCATAAAAAATAAAAAAAATCTGAATTTCAGGTGAGTAATTAGCGTAATAGGTGAGACTCCCATGCCTCGACCCCGCCGTCAACGGCTCCCATACCCCCCCCCTCCCAGCGCTAACCAATTGATCTATCGTCATTGCTGCGGTGCAACATCGTATAATATACAATTATGGAAATAAACCACACTGATATATAACGATATTATTTCGATGGGTTGAGTATGTTATCATTCTCAATCGTCACGGTTGAATTCTCTAGCGCAGGTTGCACCCTGACAAACTGCACTTGTGCGTTGACCGTGATCTGGCGCAACGTGGTGTCAACGGTGACGGCTTGCGCTGGCTTTCCCCTCGTTCTGTCCAGAGTGGCGTTTGCTATCTTCATTGCGAGTTCCGGCTCCCTCCTGGGGCATACCGTCTGCAATGCCTCAGAAAGCACCTCTAGGGCGATTGTTTCCAGTTCTGCCATGCCGAGTCCCTTAATGTACTCTTTTGCTGTTGTAGCTGGCATTTGCCGCGTGCTTTGCAGCACAGACGGTTTATTCCCCTTCATGACGTAATTGGCTGGGTTTGGAATGAAATCGGACATGCTCCCATTATCGCTAATTCGCAAGCAAAGTCAACATGCTATCAACTCATCTACACTCATCTACAACTCGACTACAACTAACATATTGATATATATTACATAGTAGATGAGTATCGAGTATTCTCATACAAAGGAAAAATTTAGGCTCCTAAGTCAAAATGGCAATACTCATCTACACTCGACACCTTCTTCATACTTATCAATAACCTGCTTGTAGATGAGTTGTAGACGAGTCCAAAATACAATAGGTTACTGCGTTAACTTTTTGCAACCCATTGATATTTCGTTGTCTGTATGTATTCTTACGATATGCAGATATATTTTCTTTCAACTCCTAATTAGTAGACATATCATTCTGGTATGGTATAAGAGTGATACTTATTGATGTTTTTCACTATCACAACGTCAACTTTGGAGGTTTTTATGACTGCATCTGACCAAGTTTCACCCCTGAATGCCCGCGAAGCGGGTTCTAAATACGGTAAACAAGACACTCTTAGCATAAAATACAGCAGCAAAGAAATCCAACACGTATTCGGCGGCTCTAAGGTTTTGGTACATTACTACGTTGAATCATACACTGACCGCGTAATGAACCGTTACGTTGTTACTTGCAATGTACGTGGACTTGAAGCCGCAAGCCCGGAATTGGAAGTTTGTCGCGTAGAAGCATGGGACAATAATAGGGAAACCCTAATTTCTGAAGCTGTTTCCGAATTATGCGGGTGGGAATGGGATGGTATTTGTGAAACGGTATTGCCAAAAGAAGTATAACCCCACCCCCTCGCAGCACTCCGGTGCTGTGGGGGCTATTTCCGGGCTGATACGAGGCCTTCGACACGCTGACGTAACACTAACCTGAATGGAGACTGAGTATGACCGATGACCAGAAAATTGCCCAGTTCTTAGCCACAAAAGGCAAGACTGTAATCTCGCCAGACGTTCGCAGCAAATCAGAACGCGAAATGTATCTGGCGAGCAGGGGCGATGATGCCCTTATTGAGCAGCGCCGCCATGTTTCAACCGATCACCTTGGCCGGGAAATATGGGTTAATGGTCTTGGTGAGCGCATTTGCTAACCACCACCCCGCCCACAGTGGGCAAAACACTACCACACAACCACGAAAGGAAATAGGGATATGACGAACTACACAATGACCGTAACGACTAACGAAAAACACGGTGACGAACATCGCATCATCATCGAGGTAAATGGCATCGAGCTTGATATACTTTCCAATAAAGATGGAATAGTAGCATCGTTGACTAGCGGTGAAGAACTTAGCCATGATTGGGAGTGAACACCATGACCACCACACACACGCCGACACCTTGGTATCAACATACCGACGATAAAATGCACATTATGGGAAGCGGAAACTGGTCTGTTGCTGATGTTAATTTTGATTCTGACCGTTTGCCCGAAGCTAACGCCAACGCCGCGCTTATCTGCAAGGCGGTGAATAATTACTGGGAGATGGTGTCCATCCTGCGTGAGGTGGCTGGATGTGATGTAGTCGGCACAGACGCACGCGCCCTGCTCGCAAAACTTGGGGAGGTGTAGCCATGCACCGCACCTTAATCCCCCTAACCCCGCTGGCTGTGACTGCGCACCGCGCTCCGTCTGGTAAGCCGCTTACTGCCTTGCAGCGGGCGCAGATGCGCGAGTTGTGGGGCGAACCGTGAACCGTTTTGCCCTCCGCGCCATTAGGCTCCGTCACCGCCTCTCGCTCACCCTGCTTGCCCGTCAGCTTGGCCTCACGCTTGAGCAGTTGACGAAGATGGAGAGCGGGAAACTTGAAGTAACACCAGAAGTTGAACGACACATGAAAGGATTGGAAGATGACAACTAAACCAGAGAATCCGGCGGCGTTTCCGTACAAGGAAACGGGCGAACTAGGAAACTATCCCGGCATGACACTCATGGACTATTTCGCAGCCAGAGCTATGCAAACAATTATTATCGCTCACATAGAAGTTGACGCTGACGAAGGGTCTGAACTGGCCTATCAGTGGGCAGACGCTATGCTAATCGCTCGGAGCAAATCATGATCGTCGATTTTAAAACCCTCCATGTGCGTACAGTCACGCGCTTCGGACGCAAGGATTTTTACCCTGCGAATGAGTTGGCGAGGATGTTTGTTGATAAGGGGAGCGAGTGCATCCGGCCTAGCAAGATAGCAGAGTTGCAACGGCAGGGCTGGGAAGTGGTGGAGAGCGCAGAATGATCGGCTCAGAACTACGCCAATGGCGAACAGACCACAACCTGACGCAAAGCGCCGCAGCGAAGGCACTAGGCGTTTCATACCCATGTTACAAACGTTGGGAATCAGAGAAGCGGGCTAGCCTCAATATCCCGCAGCCCGTGGCTCTGTTGATTGGGGTGATGGGGAAGCAGTAGAACTACAAGAAAAACAATAAACTCCCGCCTGCTTTCCTTGATTGCGTCCCGCGCTTCTTGAGATAGCTGGCTATTGTCCTTGTTTCACGCTGTGATACGTTTTTAATGCCTATCTCTCCGGCGATTGCTGTTGCTGTTTTCCATGTGGGGAAAACTCTTTCTTGTTCGTTGAAATACTTTTCTTCCATCATTTCAACAATCGGCTCAATCTGCGCGTGTTCTTCGTTAATGCGCTTGATATGGGCTTTTTCGTCTGGCTGTAGCTGCCAGCTTTCTGTCTTGCTGATCTCAAGCACCTCCGCCCAGACTTGCTGCATGTCGATGTCGTGGTAGCTGTTTATCGCCGTGCATGGAATTGTCCAGAACCTGCGATTCCCTGCTGTGTCATGCAGGTAAATGCTCTGGTCAACTGAGGCCACGAGCGCGGTGCGGCGTGGATAACGCTTATCGCCAATGCCGTATGGCCTGCGCATGGTGTCATGGTCGCGTGTGATGAACGCCTTGAGCGCGTCTATATCGCTCTTACGGAATGTCGCGCCTATCTCGCCTAACTCGCAAATCCAGTAGCTGATGATCTGGCTGACCGAATCCTTGTCTGCCGGGTTGACGCTGGCATCTGTGCGGATTAGTTCAGACCTGAGAGCCTCTGGCACGAGCTTACGCACCCACCACGTTTTGCCCAAGTCCTGCGCTCCTTGCAGCACAAGGCATCCGGCGGAGTCCACGCCCTCACCTTTTGCCATGCAGATAGCGGTAATCAGCCAGCGTCGTATGAGCAGTTCCTTGGCTTCCTCCTCCTCGCTGGTGATGGTTTTATAAAGGTCTGGAAGCCGCGTTTTGCCGTCCCACGGCTTGCTTGTCACCCATTCCAAAACTGGGTTGTACTGGTTCTCGTCTGCAATGCGCATGAGATAGGGCTGGTAGCCGTCCGTTGGCATGAGATTCTGTTTCATCAGGCTGAATATGCAGGCAAACGCCGCATCCTCGCCATTTTCCATGCTGAATGACTCGCCGGGAATGGTGAAGAATATCCGCTTTGTAATGACGCTGTAACGCACGATTACCTTGTAGTGATGCAATAACGCCCTCAAATTGTCGATGGTGGCGAGTATCTTGCGCCCATCGTAATGCGGCAGTATCAGCTCAATGCGTTGCTGGGTGGTTTCTGCTGGCGTGTCCCCGATCAACGCGAGGCCGTTGGGCTTCTTTTCCTTTGGCTTGCGCTCTTTCTTGAGCGGCGGCTGTTCTAGTGTTTCTGTCTCACCCATGTTGATACCTTGGCGGACAGCCACAAACGTGAGCTTGGAGGCACAGAGGCTTGTGACTGCCCATAAGGTAAACGTTGATTTGGTGGTTCATCGTGAACGCCCCTCCAAGCGGGCGGATTGTTATTGTGCGCTACTTATTATCCGCTTGCAAGTCGCCTATTAGTGGTAGTTTTCCGTTGGTGGTTTTTTCAATCGGTAGTGGCGTTAATCCGGCGATGCAGGGGCGTAATAGTATTTCGAGGTTGGTGAGGCGGTTTTCCAGTTCCGTTATGCGTTCCATCAGGTGCTCCGTTATGTCGGCTGCTGGTGGTTGTTGCAGCGCGTCGATGATGAGTTCGGGGTCGATGTCGAGGAGAGTCATAACCTAACGATAAGAAATAGAAGCTGAACTAGCGCAAAGGGTATGGAGATGCAAACAATCATCATGAGTAAATCATGTGCAGTCAT